AATTTGAGTGTGAATATATGAGTCTGCTAATTGTTCACCATAAGCGTCAACTATTGCTTCTCTACTCATAGCTAACATTACCTGAGCCACTTCAATTAAGTTAGCCCCACTATCAATTTGTCCTTGAACATAAGCTCTAGTATCACTAATTATTTTTTCAACACGTTTTTGTGTTTCTTTGTCCATATCTACAATATAGGTATTATTTTTTTGTTTTTCTAGTTTTCTTTTTAACACCTTTGATTGTGCCTTTATTAGCAGAAGCATAAAAGACTGTTTGACCTTGTTTCTTCCCATATTGCTTCTCCATTGCTGCCTTTATTTTTTTACCTTTTTTATTTAACGGCATCTCTTCTTCTCTGATTTAAACTGCCAGTTGTCATCTTGTCATACTGAACCTCAGCTCTTTTATCTGCTATATCATAATCTTTTTGTATTCTAGCCTGATCAATTGCAGTTTTTTGTCTTAATTTTTCTGCATCTAATTGTATTCTAGCTTGGTCTCTTTGTGAGTCCATTTGATCTTTCATAGCATCTTGTTGTAACTCTTGTTGCTTTAATTGTATTGCAGGGTCAGGTTTTCCACCACCAGCTAATTGTTGTGATGTTTGTTTTAACTCTGCCATGAACTGTGCTTCTAATCTTGCAACCACCTGATCCATTTGGTCCTCTTGAACTTGGCCTTGTGAAACTAAGAAAGCGGTTTGTTCCTTAGCCTTTAGAGATACGTGCTCTAAGATATGTTTTTGAATTTTCATAGCCATTGGAGGATTAGCTAAAACAATTTGATTAGTTCCAAACAATAAATGATTTTGAATATGTGCGTCATGATCTTGTCCCTCATACGCGGTCATTAGATTGCCGTCTAACAAATCAGCATGTTCCATTGCAGGATCTTTTGGTTTAGCAGGTGAGTCTTTTCTTAGTATTTGATCTAAATCTTTTATGCCTAACGCCTCATACATTCTTCGATATGCTTCTTTCATATTGTGTAAATCAGGAGCACTTTGTGCTAATTGCAGCTCTGTTTGAGCTAAAGTTACTCTTTGTGCAGTAGAGAAAATGTTTGGGTCCGCCACTGGCAATACATCCAAGCTGCCATCAAAGTCTTCAGATTTTACAGTTCTATCTGCCCCCTCTACAGAGTAAGGATAAGTTTCTGGTAAATAATCTGCAAACACTTCATACAAAAGTTTAAATTCTTTTTTCTGAGAATAATAGCAACGCTTATGAATTGCTGACATGATTTTAGATCCACGTTCTAACAATGCAATAGTGGTCCCAACAGGAGCGTTTTGATTACCATCTCCTACTTGCATATCTGCAATAGATGCAAATCTTTGACCTGACTGAACTACAAACCCAAGTAAACTATATAATGTTTGAGACGGTTCCTTATAAGGCAACGGTATTAATGCATTTCTTAAATCACCATTAGGTGCATCAATGTCTCTAAACTCTCCAGGCTGTAACGGCTCTGCGTCATCTCTTATTCTAATACCCCTTGATTTAAAACCAGCAGGTAAGTTAGACAAAGTTCCTGCATCGATTAATTGTCTTAAAAGATCTGTAGCTGTTCTAGACAATCCACCTATCATATGTATCAAACCAAAACCATAAAAGCCAAGGCCAGGTAGAAACTTGTAATGTACAAAATACTGTTTCTTCATTTTTTTATCGTCACCCTTTTCGAAGTTTCTTCTAATGCCTACAACTTTATTAGAGCCATCCTCTACAGTGACAATGTAAGGAATCTTTATCCCATTCTCGTCTTCAAAATTTTTAAGATCTAAAGAAGTATGAAACTCATATAACTTAACAACCTTATCTCCATAATTAGGTTTTAATCCATCTATCTCATCATATTTCTTTTTAACATTATCTTGCTCATACTCAGATGGCATGATCTCCACATCTCTATAGAAACCGGAAACTTGTTTTTTTCTAAAGTCATTGTAACTCATGTTAATAACTTGACATATTCTCTCACAGCTATCTAAGTCTGTTGCCATATAATTAACCACTAAGTCTTCTGCAGGAATAAATTTAGAGACTGCTCTATCCATTAATTCATCATAATAAACTTTTTTAAATGTCGATCCCGCTAAAGGTAAATAAAATAACATCTGATCATACTCAGGAGTGTAGTCCTCCATCTTTGACATGATCTGATAATTCATAAACTCTTGAACTCTTTCTGCTTTCGAATATTTTTCAGGAGTCTCATTGCCCATAATAATTGTTCTAACAGGTCCCCCTGCTGGTAATAATTCTTTAAAAGCTGTAGCTTGAAACTGTGTTGCACTTTCTGCTAACAAAGGATGTGTAGCACCACTAGCACCTTGAAACGGTCTGGATCTTGTCTCATAATTTAAACCTAAAAGATCAAGTCCCTTTACATAAGAGTCTTCCCAATCTTTTCTTGAAGCTTTGTCGTTTTCAAAATCATTCATCAACTCACTAGATAGTTGATCTAAATCTTCCTCGTCTATAACCTCAGCAAGATTAGAATAGAACTCTACCTCCTCCGGTAATTCATTAGGGTCGAAGTCTATCGTGGCTCCTCCCTGTTCATCCATTTCTATTTCTAATCCCTCAGGAGCCGGGACTCTTTGTCCATCAACCACTACTTCAGTTTCTTTTTTTAAAATTTCAAGTTCAGGTTTACCACTAGGGTCTATAGCTTTATCAATATTATCTACCATTGTTTATAGGTCTCGTTAAATAATTTATATCAACTAATCCACCATTTACAAGCGATGGTATTTTTGGAATAGAGATAACTCCTCCTTGTCTTTTAAGTTGTATATTATTCTTTTTAAGTAGATTAATTACTTTTGTTGAGTCGAGGATGGCTTGGTATCCTTCGTCTCTTTTTTTGGAGATGTTCTCAATTTTTGAAAAGATATCGATGAACGACTCTGCGGTAAGTTCAACTTCTTGATCTGCTCGGGTGTCATTTTGTATAAAGTCATTTATATTTTCCTCGTATTGGTTACTTTCTATATAGTCACCATACCATACTGTGTCTATAATACCAACCTTTAAATCTTTGCCAAAAACAGTTTGTAGTGCTTTCTCAACCTTTTTATTGTCTGGTTTTCCTTCAAAAGAGATTGTATCAAGAACAAATCCTCCTGTTACAGGGACTACGTTGAAGTCATATCCAGATAAGCTGTGAACTTCTTGCAGTTGTTTTCTGTCAAATTTTGTATTTGGCACATAAAAAGAGGTTGTTTGCATCACTTCCGCATCAGGTTGCTCCATTCCTTCCTCCACAGTAAAAAAATTACTAGAAGCTGTTGCAGCTTGATTTAAATTTTTTCCAAGAACAGACAATACAAATTTTCTTTGATCATCAGTTAGTTGAACCATTTGACCCTTATTATTAGTATAAACTGACGGGATATATACGTTGTCTCCCACGTTACCTTCAAAAGTACCATATCCTTGTATCATCCTTGACATGGCTACTTTTTGTCCAACAACTTGAGAAACTAATTCTTCAATTATAGAGGGTGCTTTTCCTGATTTTGTTATCAGTGATTTATTAGCATTTCTGTTTACTTTATCTATGCTGGACATTAAAACACTATCATCAGGGAAGCTTTGAATTAACTGTTCAATCTTTTGTCCTTGAGGGCTTAGAAAAGATCCTGACTCAACTGTCATCTTAATACTTTCCTCAAATGGTTTTATTGTTTTTTGTAAATCTCTAACAAAATTAGAATCAGTGATAGATTCTTTTGTAATATCGTATCCTAGTTTTTCTAATTCATTTAAGACCTGTGGACCTATTTCTGAAAAATTAGTAGATCTGCCGCCCCGGCTTTCCGTCCACATCATGGCTTGTAATTCAAAAGGTTGAAGGGGCTCATCTTGCGGATCTGCTGTATTAACGTTTTCTGCAAGGTTATTGAGAGTCATTGTCATTAAAGCATACAAGTCTGGGTTCTTTGCTAAAGTATCAGGACTCAGTCCAAATATTTTTGCCATTTGTAAATCGTTTGTGGTATTGGGTAA